CAACAGGAGCATTTATAAGGGCAACTGTTTCAAATTTACCACCATTTATATTTTTTGCTTTTGTAGCCATTACAGTTGCTACATCACTTTCATTAGAAAAATCAGGAACATCTATAAAAGATGGCAATTCTGAATATTTCAGAAATATCTCATCAAGCAGTTCCAATCCTGTTCTTTTCATAGTATTTGTATCATATCCGCCTATTGCTTGTGTTTTTGTAACTTTAGATAAGTCAATTTCTTCAAATTCAACGTCAATCTTATTTCCATTAGACGGTCTTGCAAAAATCTCTAAACCTTTTTCTGTCCATACAAGTCTTGCATCAGCAATAACTTGACTGTCCGCATTATTCTTAACAACAACTGTATCGATAATTATTTTATGGTTTTCTATTACAGTACTTCCTGTTAATACTGATAAACCTTGTATTGTAGTTTTTGTTTTTTTATGCTTTTCAGGGTCCAGTATATTTACTACATAAATAGGGGCTACTGCGTATAGTTCAAAAAATACTTTTATAGCTTGTGAAATCGAAAAATCTAAGTCATAAGTATCTCCAAAATACTCAATAGCTTCTCTATAATTAGCTAATCTTACCAATTCGTTTATTTTTCGTTTTTCTTTTTTCACTTTATGAACTGGAGCTGTCCCAACAATAAAATGTCCATAATCAAGCACTACTGGTAAGTTTATATCAGATGTGGCTTCACTTTGATAAGTTCCATGTTTATATGCCATTAGTTAATCCCTCCTTTTACTTCTTCCATTAACTCTTTTGAGATATTTTCAAGAAACAGTTCATTTTTTTGATAATCTGACAATTCCTCAATATCTATTAACAATTTATCCAACAACGGATATTTTTTTTTCAATTCTTCTATTTTTTCTCCGAAATAAACTGCACTTTTTGAAAATCCAAATTCAGGTAAATCTAAATTATTTCCGAGATAAATATATTTTTTTTCTTTTTTATCTTCCATTTTTCCTCCTATAATACATTTATTTTAGATGTTATTGGTTCAGCGTATACTGTAAATTCGATTCTTGAATAAAAATATGGATCTGAAGCATCACTATAGAAAGTTACTTTGTATTCTTCTGATTGAACTACTGCAAAACTTCCATTAACTGTGCTTTCTTCCAGTAGTTTTTCTCTTATATAATCTCCTATGGCAAGATTATTTAGATAATCCTCTTCTTTATCTTCTTTTGTTCCTATCCAAATTTCAAAATCAGCAAAAGCATTGTATGAATTTATCCCCTCTCGTTCCTGTGAAAACTCTAATACTCTTAATATCACAAAAGGAAAGTATTCATTTGTTTTTTTTCCGTTTTCCCTGTCCTCAAAATTATTTTGAGGCAAAAAACCACGATAAACATTAAATCCTTTATTTTCCATAATTTTTTTCAAGAAATCATATAAATGTTTTTCGGTATGCTGTATCATTTAATAAACCTCCCTATCTCGTGTTCAAACCTCATATTGAATTTTTCTTCAAAAAAACCTTGTAAATAATCCAGTATACTCATTTCACCCAACATTTGAGGAGCCGAAGGACCTTTTAAACGTTCAATCGGAAAAGCACTTGAAGTCTTTCTTTTAAACGCTCCTAATCGACCGTCATTATAGGCTATAAATGCATTTGGCAAAGATTTCATTCCACCTTTTTTTACAGCTACCTTTATCATTTTTTCCCCTTTAGATCTTGTTTTAGGATTTAGCTTAAAATGATCAAGTCCAATAACTTTTCCAGTAGAATATATTTTTCCTGTTAAATTTCCAGCACTTGCTTTATATTCTTTAATACTTTCCGCCAATTTCCCTTTTTTTATTGTATAAATTGCCGCGGTACGTCTTAACTGTTCTGTTTTGGTCATAGCTAAGCTTCGATTGATAGCCCTTGCTATTACTCCCGGAAGTTGTTTTGGCATTGTTTCAAGAGTATTTTCTATGTTTCTTAAATTATTCTCATCAAATTTCACTTCCAACATTTAAATTTCCTCATTTCTAACTAAATCAATCTCATACATTCCCATGTCATGCTTGCTGGCCACAACTTCATACTTTACATCGTCCAGTTTTAATGTCTCGCCAGTATGAGGTCGCAGTTTCAGATACGGATTTCCAATAAACAATGTAAATCCGTTCTGATATACTCCATCTTCCTGAGTTATAAGTCCATTTTTCTGTTTATTTTGGAACTTTTCTTCATCAATGACACATATTACCTTTCTTCCATTTAAAGTGTGTTCTGTACCAAATTCTGAAGAATTTAGAAATATATTCTGAATATCATCATCAACTACTTCTTTAAATCCCATAACATCACCTACTATTTTTTCTTATGTACTATTTTCTATTTCTTTTATTAGTTTTTGTTTGTTCTTCAGTTGTTTCTTCGACATTTTCACTTATTTCTTCAGTAGTTTCAGAAGATACTACTTCTTCAGCAGTATTTTCATTATTTCCTTGATTTTCAGCACTTTCTTCATCTGTTTTTTCTGTTTCTTTTGTCTCTTTAATTTCTACTATAAGTTCTCTTTCAAGGCAGTTTTGAGCTACCGACTTTTCTATAATGTCTACTTCTTGTCCTTCAGCATATGCTGTGCCACCGTAAACCAATGATTTTAATACTTTATATTTCATATTTAATCACCTACTTTACTTTCAATACTCTTAAAGATTTTGTATTTACAGGCACTAAAACTGGCTTAGAAATTGTTCTGATACTTATGCTATCATTTTCTTCATTTTCAAATTTTCTAGGTATCAGTTCTCCTCTTATAAGTCCATCCTTTATTGTGCTTTCGGCAGCAAATTTAACAATATTTCCTTTTGGAGCAAGTAATGCAGTATAGTCGGGTATCAATTTTTTTGTTTTAATAACTCCATTATCATTATAATCGTAGAATTCCTGATATTCGTAAATATCAAGTCCTAAGCTTGTTAAAGTTCCTATATAAATTACTCCATTCACTCCCTCAGTTTCCGGCTTGACTTGTCCTACATAATAGTTTCTTAAGTTCATTTTTTCTATTACTTTAGTATTGTTCTGAAATAAATCAGATGCTTTAGGATCTAATATAATTGCATTCGGTCTTGTTCCTCCTGCTTCTGTTATACTTCTCAATGCTCCTTTAATATCTTGAATTGGGTCTGAATTAGGTTGGTCCCAAGTTGTGGCAACATTAGTATGATGTTCTGTAGAAGAAGTATCGTAAAATTCCACCTTATCAGTTACTCCATCTCCTTCAACAGTTAATGTTAAATTATATAAAACGTCTACTGCCATTGCTTCCCATCTTCTTTTTATTTGCTCAGTCTGTTCCGTCAAAGTTTCCAGTACAAGTTTTCTTTTTTTATCTTCAGGACTTAACGGATTAAATGGATTTTCTCCTGCAAATCTTTCAAATGCAAACTGGTCAGCTGTAAAAGTTTTCTTTGGTGCAATTTTATGCGGTTTATAAACTCTTCCTGTAAATCTTTCCTTCGGCATTTCTTGCCCATTTACATACCTGTTTACAAATGGAGCCATATATCTATGACCATTTTTAAATTCGATTTGTATTTCTTCCTTATCAATTGCTTCTCTGTCTCCAAAAAATGTATCATATAAGAACGTTCTTGGTTTTGGCATATTTTCTACTACCAAAAATAACGCTCTTAAAGTTAAATCTAATATCATTATGCTTTACCTCCTAAATTTCTTAAATATATGTTTCTGTCTGCACAAAGCTCAACTACCTTGTCCTTTGTCGCACTTCCAAAGTTGACTTTATCAATGTTAAATTCTCCTTCTGTATAGACTACAGTTTTTGTTGCTCCTTTAGCTGCATCTGCATCCTGCACTACTACTCCAAATACTTTTCCTGTATCTGTTATTATTGCTCCTGTATTGTCTACAATATCTCCTCTTTTAACTTTCCCAGTAGACAATTTCAATTCAACTGTTATAAGTTCTTTATTACCTACTATTAAATGATCTCCTTCTAAAACATAATCCATTTTCATTACTTTATTCCTCCTTTGTTAGCAAATGCTAATATTTTGTTAGCTTCTTCCTTATCTTTTTCAGATTGAGTTTTTTCTCCTCCAGTATTTGGGACTGTTCCAAGCGGTGGATTCTGATTTCTGTAATCTTCAGTTTTTGGAGCTAACTCAGGAACATTTCCTGCCGGTTCTGATATTTTGTTTTTCATTTCATTAGCAAGATCCAATGCAATTTCGCTTAAATTTTTAGGTTCCTCAAATTTAGCTCTGGTTATAATCTCACTGTCCACTCCAAAGTTTTCCAGCTCCTCAATCCTATTTCTTTCTTCCGTTTTTCCTATTTCCTTCGCTTTATTTACTATTTCATCGTAAAGTTCAGGATATTTTTCCATAAATTCTTTTTCGTTCATTATAACTTCCTCCTTATTTTTATTATTTACATTACTGTTGTTACTTATTTTAAAATTTTTAAACTTGGTCATATTAAATACCAGTCCATGTGATAAGATTTTATTTCCAATAATTTCCATATCGGTATTTTCTATTATTTCATCAACAAAACCATATTCTTTAGCCTCATTAGCACTAAACCAGCTTTCTTTATCCATCAGTTCAGATAATTTTTCTTTGTTCATTCCTGTTTTATCAATATATGTTTCAATTATGCTATTTTTAACTTTAGATAATGTTTCTGCCATTTTTTCAAAATCTTTTTCTTCTCCCATGGCTATTGTCCACGGATTATGAATCATGAACAGTGCATTTTTAGGCATCCTTACTACATCACATGCACTTGTTATTATAGTAGCAGCACTTGCAACTATCCCATCAATATTAGCTATAACTCTTGCCTTATGTCTTTTTAGTGCATTTGATATTGCTATTGCAGCAGTTGTCCCCCCTCCGTTTGAACTTATATTCAGAGTTATATTTTCAACATCTAAATTTTCAAGATCCTGAACAAGCTTTTTTGAAGAAATGTCTTCCCAGAAACTGTCCCCTATATCTCCGTATAATGTCAGTTCTGCATTTTTCCCACTGTCATCAGTCTTCAGATTCATTATCTTTAACTTCGATTGTTCCGCCATTCAGTTTCACTCCCTTCTTTTCTAAAATTTTATTTTCTCGGTCAATAATTCTGATATTCTGTTCAAAATCTCCACCGTTAAGTTCTGCAACTTCTTTTGTACGCGTTGATAGTCCGTTATTTATCTTTATTACTGCAGCATTAGCCTCTTTCAACGGATCTATTTGACCTTGTGAAGGTCCGTTCCAAATTGCATTACTATAAGCTTTTCTTATCAGAATATCTTCATTAAATTTTGGAATATCAATTCTTTTTAAAAAAATTGATTCCCTCAGCCATTCTTCATATACTATCTGACAGAAATTCCTTGCTATCCATTCTCTTCTTTTCCTGAAATTTTTCCACGCTTCCAGTAAAGCTGCACGACTGGCAGAATAACTACTCGTAAAATGCATTACCAGAAGTTCATATGGAACTCCTAAACTACTACCTACTTGTCGAATTATAGCAGTCATAAAAGGGTCAAATTGTGCATTTGGTCTTGCCGGATTTATACTATTTGCCTTTTCTCCAGGATTAAGTTCTATTACTGCTCCTGATGCAAGCTCAATATTATTTCCAGTTTTTTCAACTTTTTCACTCTCATCTACATTCCCTACTTCTCCAAGTGTTGCCTGTTCTATCCCTTCAGTTTCAATAAAAATAGTAAGCATACTGCTTATAACTGCACTCATTAACTCAGCATTAGTGTATCTATCCAGCTGTTTCAAACTTTCCATCACAGGAGATAGAATTGGAACACCTCTTACCTGATTAGGTCTTTCAAGTAAAGCTAGGTGTATCATATTTAACTGGCCATCTTTTCCATATACTGGAATATATTTATAGTCATTCCCTGACTCATCATCATTTGGATGTTTATCAAGAACATAATAACCGGCAATTCTTCCATTATTGTCAATCTGTACACCACTTACTACAGTCTTGTCACTACTTTTTTCATTCGGAGTAACAATTCTGTCAGGCTCTATTATTTCTAACTTTAAATTATAAGGATTGCCAGGAGTCTCAAAGTAATTCAGATAGATAAAGCATTCTCCATTTAACATCGTTGTTAAAAATACTAACTCCTGTACCTGATAAAAATCCATAAGGCCCGTTTTTTCTATCTTATCATTTGCCCACAAGGCAAATTCCTTTTCTATCCTGTTTTCAAGTGCCTCAATCTCAGTTTCATCTGTTTCCAGAATGTCCACATCAATTGAAGATTTTAATTTCAGTCCTGCTCCGACTATATTAGTCTGCATAGTCTGAAGAGCTCCCCTTGCTAAAGGTGCCCCCATATATAGATCTCTTGACCTTTCAACCAGTTTGTCCTTGTATTCATATATATCTGTCTTCGGTCCACCTAAACTGGTAAGCCAACCTTTAAATGCTTTTTTTCTGGTGCTTGCCCCGTGTTCTCCATAACCTCTGTTTAATATTTTATTTCTCTTGAGAACTTGTCTTGCAGCTTCTCTTTTTACAGCATGAACAGGAGCAATTAATTCAATTCCTTTATCAACTAAATTCATTTATTTCTCCTTTTTTACAGATCACGTGGAATGATTCCTCTTATTTTTCTTCTTTTCCCGCCATTTTCCAAATCCTTTAATCTCTGTTCCCATTCCGCTCTTGCTTTTCTTATTTCACTCAGATTCTCCCTTTCCAGTTCTCTTGTCCCTATCCTGTATTTTTTACCAGTTATCACTGCCTTTTCTGCTTCAATATAGAGACTTATCATTGTTTTGCATTCATCTATAGTTATCATTTTAAATTCCTTTCGATAATATTCTTCTGCCTTGCTGTATTTTTGTTCTTTCAACAGTATCTAAAATATATTTTTTACTCAAATCAGGATTAGCTATTTTTAATGCTGCATAAGCATAATTTCGTATATCAAGAGGTTCATTTCTTTTAGTTCCTGTAACGACCCACTTAGTTTTTCTTACTCCCTTTTCAAAAGTTGTAATCTTAACTTCAGCAGTTAATCCTTTAAAATATGTCTCGTCATACCCTCTTTCAACGTTATCCGGAAAATGCATATATCTCGGTCCAGGTAAATCAATTTTAAGTCTGGCCATAATAGTTTCTTTTCCAGTATCCGTATTCAAAACAAACAAAGAAATCTGTCCTTTATTTGTTTTTGTCGGTCTAGTAATAAAAGGCTTACCTTCCACACTTCCACCTTTTACCCCAAATATTCTCTTAATCTCACGAGGTTTTATAAATCCATACGTTGACATTGTATGATTTCCACCAGTATCAATACATGTACATATTATTTTTATTTTCTGTCCATTAGCATACGTAAATTCAGTATCCAAAAATCTTTCAAGCTGATTCCATACATGAGTTTCCGCAGGGTTTCCTATAAATACTTTATAATAAATTCCCCAGCTTTCCTCGTCTGCTCCCCAACCTACAACTTCACATTCTAATCTGTCATCCTGAACATCAACTCCTGCAGTCAAAGCATTAACTTTTTCAGGAATTTCACAGCCATAATGTTCTTTTCTCTGCTCAATTTTTTCAAAAGCTATCTTATCCCTTTTTTCTTCAAAAGTTTCTCCCAGTGCAGTATTAGTAAAAACCTTCATTAACTGTACATCGCCTTTTGAATCCTTAAATTTTTTGATAATGCTTTTCCATGTTGAAAATGGACTGTATAGTTCAGATATATGAAATCCTCTTACTGCTTTCTGGTCTATTTCTTTATTTCCTGATATCCATTCACCATGAATCATATTCTTTTTCCATTCGTATTCACTTGAAATTTCAAGACAATCCTGACATTTATGCCCAATACTTTCAAAAACAATATTTTTCCATTCCAGCCTCTGCAAGGTTCCGCATTTTGGACACGGAATATAAAACTCTTCCTGTGTGCTGTTTTCATACTCCTGTTCTATTCTTGACTCTCCCCGTGTAGTCGGAGTGCTTGTCAGTACAATTTTTTTATTCCAGAATGTTTTTGTTCTTTCTATTGCCAGATTCAACGGATCTCCTTCGCCTTTTACATCAGAAGGAAATCTGTCTATTTCATCTGCAAGCAGAATTCTTATTGGCCTACTCGCAAGTTCAGCTGCAGAATTACTTCCAGTAAGGATAATATATCCTCCAGTAAATTCTTTCTGAGTCTTTGTATCTCTTGCCTTATCACTATCAATTATCTTATTTCTAAGCTGTGGCGTACTGAGTATCATGTCACTTAATCTTGTTGAAGAAAAATCTTCTGCCAGTTTTTGAGTGGGCATTAAATACATTATCGGAGCAGGGTCATAATCTGTATAAAATCCAAATGTATTTAACAAAATTTCTGTTTTTGAAAGCTGTGCTCCATACATCATTACAACCTTTTCAGTCTGCTTATCCGATATTGCTTTCATCACTTCCCGTTGAAAAGGCACTCTGTCGGTACTCCATCTTCCCGGTTCTGCTGATGTTTTTGAACTTAAGATTCTATAACTGTCAGCCCATGTATCTATAGTTAATTTTGGCGGCGGTTTTAGAACTGAAACAATTTTTTTAAATAAATTATTCGCTTTTCTTAGATCTTCCTCTTTTTTTTGGCTCGTCATTTTTCTTTTCCTTTTTTATATTTATTCTTTCTTCCTCGTCTTCATCAACAAAATTTTTACTTTTAAATATTTCAGGACTGTATTCGCTTAATTCTGTCAAAGTATCAGATATTCCAGTTAAAATGATATCCTGTATTTCTCCCAGATTATCACATGAAATTACCGCAGGAGCTAGTTTATTAGGCAATGAAAGCAGTTTTCCTTTTATATTTACCAGCATATTTGTCATTACTTCTTCAATTACTGTAGCCGAATGTAACTGATTTTTCAGTTCTGAAATTTTTAATGTTTTTAGTTCAGTATCCTTTTTTATTTTTTTTATTTCTTCCTTGATTTTTTCTTCTTTAAGATCCACATCTGCATCATTTTTTAATTCTAAATAATCAAGATATGAATGAACACTTTCCAGAAATAAATATTTATTTTGTCCATTTTTTTTGATTACATTTTCCTCTGCTAAACGTCTCAAATGCCTTTCACTCATATTCAGTATTTTAGCCAATGCAATCCCTTTTATAATTTCATTGTTTTTGGCTTCCATTTTCACCTCCCACGGTCAGGACACGAAATTAAAAAAATTTCATATCCAGATGTTTTTCGGGACTCGCCAGACCCACGAGCGTTTTTACTTTTCTCACAGTACCTTTTT